TTTTTTTTGCCTATTCAGGCATCAACTTGCGCTTAGTCTCAGCTCTCAGATCTACGAGAGCAGGAAGTAACGCTTTGTTTGTATGACAGTCAAAGCATAGGAGACAGATGTTGTCTTCCACATGCCGTAGATGTTCATACTTCTTGTTTCCTTTTTCAAGGATATGATCAAAATTATAAGTCTTAGGCTTATGTCCTAAGTCTTTGCCACAGCCCTCACAGGTGTGTGGTCTCTTTTCCCACACTCGCAGGTAGAAAGCCATATCAGTAGGGTAGAGCTCTTTCTTCAAATCTACCTTGGCCTGAGCTTTAGGTGATCTGGCCTTACTCAATCCTTTAGGCTTCTTGTCAGTACGTAATGACTGGTGACGAGTGCAATAGCCCTTAGCGAACCTTGGGTTAGTGCAGCCTTCCACAGTACATGGTTTCGATTTTATCATGTTACATTTAATTTCTCCCACATGTTTTCAAATAAATTGCTAACCTTTTTTAGAGAATTCTCTAGTTTTCCTTCTTCACTTTGATTTACTTCATAAAGAGTAGTGCCAGGAGTTTTTACTTCCTTAAGTAGAGATTGTAAAGTCTGAAGGTTACTAACAAATAGTGGCTCTAGTACGGTTGTTATTATCTCTTCTGATGTCATATCCTATTCTCTCCAGAAATTGTCTTTCTGTATTGTTTGAATCCTCTGAAGTTTCCAGACCAGACATCGATAGGCATAGCCTGTGCGCAATGTTCAAAAGGACTCATGTGGCCAGAGGCCAGTAGCTGATCATGTAGTTTGATATCCGCCTTGTAATCGTCCTTGCCTTCAAAGTTCATATAAGATACTCTTGCACAGCGGGCAGTGGCTACCTTTATCATCAGTGGAGTTAAGTCTTTGCCCCAACCCTCAGTACTGTCTATGATTCCTTCCCATCTACTTAGATCTGCTGAGATGTTATCTCCAAAAGGGATATGCCAGCCATTGTGGTCTAACTGCTTTGGAGTGCTCTCATTCCTAGCATCCCACATAGCTTCTGCTAGAGCCATGATATGGATTTCTGCCTGCCCTTTATTAGTTAACATCCATTCCATATCTGTTAAGATTGGAGGAACACCATATATTTTCAGAGATTCTTTTTCAAAGTCTTTACGACTTTTTGAAGTAATTGTACCGTGTTTTGTAGTATATGTATATTGAGGACATCTTAGTGAGAAGAAGTTCTCCCATTCAGTAGCTGTTATGATAGCTGTATGCCACATGAAGGGTTCGAGTAGGCGATTACAGAGCTGTTTAGTAACTTCAGTTCTGGATAAGTTAGTAGCATTTCTTACGGCCTCATTCCTAGCCTCTAGCCACATAACTTGTGGGTAGTTAACCGTTCCAGGTGTAAGATATTCTGTACCTTGCATTCCTTTATGGTCTTTCTGCCAGGCGATTGGTATGAATGGATCTTCTTCTACCATCTTAAGCATACGCTCAAATGGTATAGCCCGGCTACTAGCCGAGTTACGTGAAAACATCCGGTGTGTATTCAATTCAGCTAGTACAATCCTAGGAAAGGTCACCACAAAAGTGGTGAGCCTATGTCCTAGGGGATTGGTACTGTCTGCTATGACTACAGCACTGATCTTTTTCTTTTCAGTGATTGTTTGAGTCATTAGTCTATATTAAATTCGTTAAGAAATATCTTCACTTTAGGTAGAAGAGTATCGAGAGGTCCATCATTATTGATCACATAGTCGAAACTATAACCATCCAGACTTGTCTCGGATGGGTGCAGATCAGTAAGATTGCCCTGTGGTCTGGTGACTCGTATTACCAGGCCGCCTTTCTTCTTAACTGTATCAGCTTCATTAGGAAAGCGGCAGTCAGTAATAAGCCAGTTAGGATACTCAGAGTATGAGGGAGATGTGTAGTAGCCTCCATCTGATGCTACTTTGTCTTCTCCCTCTACTACGACTCTTTTTCTGTAGTCAGCAAAGAGAGCATTGACCCAAGCCTGATCATGTACGTGATTACGTACTGCAGCAGTGCCTAGCTTCTGTAGAAATTCTCTAACTGTCATTTGCTGCTCCATAAAGTCAGAATGGCTTACATCCACAAGTCCGGAAGAGTTGTTAAAGATAGTTGTATTCCATTCCTTTGGGAGAAATGTTTTCTTATACTCTTGGTCTTCAAACTTCTCTGGAGGTACTCCTAGCATTAGACCGGCTATCTGTTTCAGTTTACCAGCAAACTTTTTGATGTCCCAGGTCTGCTTTGAGGTGCCACGTATGATGGCACCGGTAGTATCCTTACCAGATCCTACACGACCGTTTATTGCTATGATCATTTGTTTAGGATTTTTCTAACCTCCTTTCCGAGGTCACTATCGTTAGGAAAATCTGCCGGATTTGGTAGAGCAAGCTCTGGAAAAAGCTCCAGATAACCTTTATAGATTACTATGACCTCATTCCTATCATTTAGATGAGATTGTCCTGCACTGACAGAATGTTGTGTGCTTTGAGCCAGGCTAAGCAGCTGCAGTTTCAAGTTTGTTTTTTCTAGTAGTGACATCTTTTTTGGTTTTTGTTTTTGTGTATTGGCCAATACCGGCCTTCTTTAAAAGCTTAAGTGCTTCAGCTGCATCAGATCCCTTAGGCTGTACTCCATGAAGAAGTAAAGCAAAGGAATTGTCTTGTAGAAAGGCGTGCGCATCGTCATGGTCTATCTCCAGACCTTTGTCGATTGCTTCCTGCTCTGTGTAGACTACCTCAGCGTACTTAAGCTTATAAGCATCGATAAGATGATCGAATTTTCCACCTTTAGAAGCGTTTAGCTTCATATTGTTGGGTATTTCCGACATCAACTCAACCCAAAAGTGTATGCTTTTGGTATAGGCGTAGAAGGTAATTCCCGGGTTGTTTTTGGCTACGATGAGCCACGCTTCCATATACTCCTTAAGGAAGAAGTCACCTGCCACATGTATACGGATAACCGTAGCCTTAGATGGAAGTGATTGCTGAATGAGATTTGCTACAGCTACTGCACGTTCGTCAGTAGGCACAGCTCTCATAGCCGCCTTGATAGTATCGAAGTTATGTTTGCGTTGATTGTAGACTGCTCCATAGACTACTTCCTGCGTGGCAGAGAAGCAACGGAACTGAGTATCCGGCCCATCTTCAATGTGAATTGTACGATTCTCTCCTAGATGGTCGGTTTCTACTACTGCTCTTGAGTAGCATTCTTTGGCTCCTGGACATGCCCAGCCGCTGAGAAGTGAAAAGGTATACACTTCTCCACCAAGTAACTGCAATTTCGCATTGCCTTTACCTGGAGAAAATTTTAAAAGATTCATTGTTATGATTTTAAATAGTTAGATGCTGCAATTAGAGTTTCTGGACTATCTTTAAAATATCCGAGCCCTCTATTACAATTGCTGCAAAGTAAACCACGAACTTTACCTGTCCGATGGTCATGATCTACATGTAATCGTTTTTCGAGCTTTACTGCCTCTATCTTACATATTGCACACTTATAATCTTGCTGTGTAGCTAGTAAACAATACTCGTCGTAAGAAAGTTTATACAATCTTTGTAAGAGTTTATCTAGCCCAGTAGGGCTATTGACATAAGCCTCCCACGTGCTAGATATTTCTCTTTATTACGATGGTACTTAGCTCTATTACGTGCTTTTTCTTGTTCTTTATCTAGGTAAGGCATAATTTAGGTGTTCTTTGTTTAGGTCTAGTGCACTCATTAGTTCTGCATCTGGATTGATCTTTACTAGACTCGGTGGTTCTTTTCCAACTCTATTACTCAGAGAGTCTTCCAGGTACTTGCGGTACTCCGGATCTTTCCTCATAATGAAATACTCAGGACCAGCTAATACCTTTCCTGTGGCCATATCTATGTTCTTGAAAAGGTCAGCATACTCCTTTGCCATTTTACTGTACTTGGATTCCCTGAACGCCTTTAGACTCTCACCCCACCTAGGCAACACTCGGAAGACCAAAGCAATAAGCCTATGGTCAATAGTGTAGTCTGTGACGAAGTTCGAGTAAGTGCGGTAGACTTTGTAGAAGTCTTTGAACTTCTCTAAAGCTTGGACAGAAGGATTGAATATAAGAGTCAGACAGTCTGTGTATTCGACTGGACTCTGAACGTGCGAGAGATAGCAGTTGACGAAACCATAATACTTCAGAAGCTTAAGACTTGTTTTCTCTTCCTTAAAGCCTATAGCAGGCAGCATGAAGAGTGTAGTCTTATTGTGAGGCAGATGGCTCATATCTGGAGCCTGTGTCAGACCTAGGTTAGCATTTTTTGTCATTTGGTTCAGGGTTGTGGTCATAGTAAGCTGTTCCATAGGTAGAAGGAAATCCGTAAGTAAGGGAGCCATCTTTCTTTAGATCTAAATGAAGCTTATCCCCCTTCCTAACAAAGAATTCTGGTCCATAGTGGCTGTGTCTTCCATTATCACTATACTTCCAGTTAGGATTTGGTATATCTTCTGGGTACCTGTAATTCTTAAGAGCTTCTTCAAAGGTTTTACCCATTGATTTACCTACGAAATGTGGAGGATCATCCTCACCGGTAGCGGTATATCTCCCAATCCAGATTTCAAATTCTTTAAGTTGTTCCATGTAGGTATGATTTAATGTTATTACAAAATCCTAGTCTGGAATAGGGGTGAATAGGTCAGGTAATATCCTTACCTGGTGCTTCTTGCATAGCTCTAGGAACTGCTGATCTTTGAAGTGCTGGTTGTCATACAGAAAGACTGTCTGTCCCTTGGCTGTGTAGTAGCCCCAAGGTCTTAGTATTTGTTTGAGGTTTACCTCTGCTGTTAGTTCTGCCATATAGTTGGTTTATTTGGCCAAATAGTTAAAAATGTTGCTGTAAAAAGTTTCTAGTTCCTCTTTAGTAGCATTGGACTTCATGAAGTTGGCCTTATAGCTGATTACTTTGACATTACCAGGAATATAGCCTTTAGAATTATCTACTCTATCAAGAGATGGAGCATTAGGGTCATTCCTTGACATGCTTCCTTTAGTAAGTGGAATTTGAAGTAAGGGACATAGTTCTGGAATAACTATGTCTGAAACCTCAATAGAGAAGGATATACCCGACTTAGCAGCTCTATCTTTTGCAGCTCTCCATAAGTGCTTTTCTCTATTACAGATTCTTCTTGTCTTAGCCATTTCCCATTGCCGGGTCTTAGCCTCGGGATGATCTAATCTATACTGCCTACGTTGTGCTTGTATCTTGTCCTTGTTCTCTTGAAAGTAACCGGACTGACAAGACTTGCAGTAGGTTTGACCTATGTAGAAGTCTTCAGCTTCTTTTTGCTCTTTGCATCTATAGCATGTTCTCATGCTACAAAGATAATGCTTTATTCCAGATATTCAAATTGTTGGACTTACTTGGTCCATTCCGACGTTATCGTAGTATCGACTTCCATCTTTACCTTTGATACGTACCGATTGCCGGAGGTGATCATTGCATCTGCCATTTCCTTTGCGAATTCCTCAGCCAGATCTTCTCTGACTTCACAATCGATCGCATCATGGACAGTGCAAATAAGAAATACTACCTCTTCGCCATACTTTGTGTTGTAGGCTTGAGCTAGTTTACGCACATCAACCAAGGCCTCTTTACAGATGTCTGCTCCAGTCAATTATGTTATCCCACAGGCTCTTTATCCTATGGTTCTACTACTTACATAGTAGTTCGGACTATATCTTCTTCAAAGTATTTGGGAATGTTTTTACAGAACACATTTCCAAATCTTTGAGTTCCGCGCTCGTGGATGTTTCATCCGGTCTGGATTACTTCATCTAGTCTCTGAACCTTCTACCTATTCCTAGGCAGCTTGGCTGCTGATAATCCCTAAGGACTTCCCAGCAATTCACGGAATTTAGCCAGGGCTACTGTTTAACCCTGGATTGGAGAGTTCATTCCGTTTCTGTGAGTCTGACCTTCAGTGATCATAATCTCCTTCCAAGCGGTCTTATCTCCTTTCTTAGCGCTTTTTCTCTTCTCAATGGCCTTCTGCATATCCGGATACCATCTGCGTCTCTTACAAGGCGCCAGAGTGGTAGAATAGTGCCTGCTTACTGCGAGCTTACCCTGCGCCTCCAACCAGTTGTTCAGCACTGGGAAGGCCTCAGCATAAACTTTGAACAGTTCTGCAGCTTCTTCTTTAGGAATGCTTAAGGTGTCCGCGAGCTTATCTACTCCCATTCCATACGGTTTCACATTATCCTTAATTTTCATTAAGGTGTGGACTATACCTTTGTATATCTGCCTATAGAATCGCGTGTATTGTTATGATGCCTTTGATGGCATGCCTTACATAGTATCTCAAAATTAGATAATACATTGTTATCTCTATTATGGTCTATATGATGAGCTACTAAATTGTGTGTACTGGAACATCTATTGCAGACTTTTGAAAGTAGAAGCATTGCTTTTCTACAAGCTGTTCTACCTTTAAGGGTCTCAATAGATCTTTCCTGATTATTACCTGAGCCTACACCTGGATTCTTAATTAGTCCATGGTTTACTCGATATCTCCAAGAGATATAGGCATTTCTACACACATCAGAACAATACTTAGCGCTTTTATATTTGCTTTGTGGAATTACGTTCCCACATTTGATACACACCTTCCGTCTAGTCTCTACACACGCCTTACTAGAACTATCTAGTATGCTTGGCTCGGTATTCCCATCAGCATTCTCTGTTAAGGGTTCACCGACTTTGAAAGGTTTTACTTCGGCAATTTCTTTGGTACTCATGATACAAAGATAGTGAATTTTTGTCTACCGAAGTTAATGGTTTTTGCTTTGTCTCGCAACGCCTTGTCTTTCTTCTTGTCGATAGGCCTCTTGAACATCATCTCTCCGGCATAGCAGTGTAGATCCTGTCCACTATTAAGGACATCTATAAAGCCTTGTTCTCCGGAACCATCGGCCATGATTCTCAACTCCTGGCCACTATAATCTATTGATACCCACTTGAATCCGGGTCTAGCTTTAAAGCAGTTTCTGAAGAGGTTCTTAGCTGGTAGGTTCTGGAGGTTAGGATCGCCTGAGCTTACTCGGCCAGTATTAAGTACTTGCCAGAAGTTCGTGTGAATCCTACCGGTGACTGGATTGATGTAGTCCAGAAAGCTTAGGCCGTAGGTGGAGACGATCTTCGCTGCTTCCCGGTTCTGCAACAGTAAGCCAAAGAACGGATGTTTAGAGAAGATGACTTCACTGGTTTCAGCGTCGAGTTTAGCTAGTTTGCCTATCTCACGCTCGTTTGTAGTTTCTACTGGTTCTCCTAGAATGTGGCAGATCTCCAGCACTTGCTTAGGCGAGCCAAAGTTAATGCTGGTAGGTCGTTCGTAATCTCCAAAGAGGTTGGCTTGTTGACCTTGTGGTCTGAACTTGACTAGCTTAGGATCTTCCATGACAAGTTTGTCCAAGTTCTGCTGGATAATGAACAGTTTGGCCTTGTGTGCATTGGTCATCTTTATCCAGGCGTCAGAGTCAAGGTACATTCCGTTGTACTCGATATCTCCTAGGGCTTTAACGACCTCATTCTCAAGGTTAGCGCAGTATTTCAGATCGAACTTCTGGAGTTTCATCATTTGATGTGCACGAATGTTTCCAAGATTGGAGACGTCCTCACATGCATACTCGATCTGAGCCAGGGTAAACTCCTGATTCTTAAGACCGATGAAACTCTTCTGTTCTTCTTTTGCTAGTTCAATCCCAAGATAGCGCTTGTATAAGGCTTTTAGTGTGTAGCCCCACTTGTCATGTCCACAGGCTAGAACGCATTCTGCCAGCATAGTATCGTAGATCTGCTCCAGGACTATACCCGCCTTCCTCAACATCTTGTAGTCGAACTTGGCATTGTGTAGAATGCAAAGCTTAGACTCTAAGAGTTGCTTGAATAGCAGGATGTCTACATGCCTGGTATCTATGAACCATTGGTTAGCATGATCTCCTAGCTGAAGTGATACTATTTTGTCTTTGTGTGGGTCCAGACCACTGGTCTCGGTATCCACTTCTACGTGAGGAGTGAACTGGAAGTACTCCAGGCAGTCCTCAACCGTACTCTTGGTGCCTAATTCGCACCCGATTGTGTATCTCATAATTTGGTTTTTACTTCACCCGTCTGGGTTGCTGGTTGTAAATGTCAGTCTTTGTAGTGTAGCTGATAGAACTCGTCAGATAGAATTGTTTCAACGCAGTTCCAGCATCGCGGTTCGCGAATTGCAAATTCGATGCCTTCAGGTAGCTGCTCAGTGTTCTCAAGGATCTTGAGTAGCTGGTATTGGTTTGCAAATCTTAGTATTCCCTGATGTAGTCCAAGATGCGAGATAAAGATCTGCAAAGCAGCAATGATAGGATTGTTATGCTCCATCCTTCGTAAGAGCTCAGTTTCAGCTGTTTTAGGCCCCATGCCCTTTACTAGGTTCGGGATTCCATCTACAGTGTCACCGGTTAGTAACGAAACAGCAAAGTTGAAAGTTGCTTCATGGTAGCTGACTTCTGCAAAGACGAGTTGTCCTCTTCGTGCATCGAAATGTCGACCTGGTATGCACCTTAAGATGTCTTTGTCAGAGGCTATAATGAAACAGTTTTCAAGAGAGTTCTTAGTGATAGATACTAGGTCATCAGCCTCAAGCCCGGGTACCTCTACGGCATCCCAGTGGTCTATAAGGTGTTGTTTGACTTCGTAAAACCACTTGGGTTTCTCCATACCCACGCGATTAGCTTTGTAGGACGAGTCCAGTTTTACTCTGAAGGTTGAACCTGTGGTCAGGAACAGTGTGTAACTGTCCGCCTTCGTCAGGTTAAGCAGGTCGTTTATGTAGTTGTCACAAGTTTGGATGGCCTCTTCAAGGGTCTTATCAGTGTAGACATACTTGCCATCTACTTTGATTGGATGCCCGCTACGGTCCAGAACCTTGTTACCATTTCCTGCAATCCACATTATGGAATCTGCATCGATCAGAGCTGTGTTGAAGTATCGGTTTGAAAGCTTAGTACTCATGTGTTGGTGTTCTTTCTGTTTGGCCATCCGGATTACACGCATCTATCAGTGCAGGTCCTTTGATGAATATACGGAAGGGATGACTATAAGGTTTTCCCTGGTCATTGACCACTTCGATCGCATTTTCATTGCGGTCTGTTACTGTGTATTGCTTGTTAAGAGTCAGGCCGAAGTCTGCTCGTCGACAAGTGACTGTGTCTCCCTTACAGAAAGGATTGAACTGGACATTGAAGAGATTACGTCTATTGGTAATGTTTAACAAGGCATCTAAGTGGCATTCCACTGAGAAGTCTTTACTTACCACATAGACGTTGAAATCCAAGTGTCTCTGTATCCCTTCTGGGATGGGTGTGAATTCGATTGCAATATACGGAATAAAGTAGATAGAGTCATCTTCTATGATCCCTAATTTATGTGAATAGCCGGAGCTGGTCACCTGGTTAGGGTTACTAGGAGTTGTCAGGCAGTCTATTCCGCACTTGAAGAACAAAGAACTTAGGTTATCCAGATCTCGAGTCTTCCGGCTTAGCACATCGTGGAAGTTCAGGCTGATCAGGATCCGCTGGTCCTCTTTCAGGTCAATCTTAGCTGGTAGTTGTTTCTTGAACTCGTCATGAAACAGTGTGTGAATAGCATCTACGATCTTACCCCTTACAGAGTGATGTAGACCTACGTAAATTAGCTGTGAGTTGATAGGTACACTCTTAGGCGTTCCTACGGTTTTCACATTCTTAACGAGCTTGTTACCTTGGGCATCTACGATAAATCCGTTGGAGTTGCCTAGCTTAGCATACTTCTTTGGTAACTTATCGCCTACCTTCCAGTAGACAGGATTTCGTTTCTTGCTTACCTGGATCTCTCTTGGGAAATCCGGTATGATACAGGTGAACTTTTCTAGGATCATTTGATTACACATTTGTCAGCGTCACAGTACATTTCCGGCTTGCTATCCTGAGAGATCTCATTGATTACAAGAGGTTTGAGTTTAGCTGCCAGTTTTTCGTACTGTGCTTTGGTAATAGCCTCGTAAGGCATTTGTGGGTAGGCGCCTTGTTCTACTTGTGGTAGGAACGAAATAGCCTTTAGATTGTACTGGTGGTACTTAAGGATCGCCGGTATCTCTTTAGCCTCTTCCGGACGGAATGTGACTGTACAAGATACCTGGTTATCGGCCCACCATTTTTGGATGAACACAGCAAGTTCAACTTGTTCCCAGATAGAAACCTCCTTGATCGTCCTGCATTTCACATGTACCGGGATCTCTACTACCATAGAGGATGGATCGTAAGCATCAACCTCAATCTTGTATCCTGCTTTACGGCAAGGCTCAAGGAGAGGCGAATTGATACCTATCCTGATTCTACGTAGGTAGTACTCACTCTCAGGCCAGTGCATACCGGGAGTAGCCCCCGCTGGAAGGCTTACTGATCCTGAAGGCTTGATGCTTGTAGTCTTTACTGACTTAGGGATACATAGCCAGTTAGAGTAGATCTCGTCGTACTTCTGTACTGTTTTGTATCCAGTGTCACACCATATCCGGTACTCCTCAAGGCTATGAGTCTCTAGGAATTGGGCTATGCCTGATTGGCTTAGGCCTATTCTCCTGTTTCTCAGCAGCACTCGGTTAGTATCCTTGTTGTGTGTCTTAAGCAGTGTCACTGACTTCGCATACAGATAGGCGAACTTCAGAGTTCTCTGATAGTCCTCCAGAGACTCATGATGTGCCGGGAAGGTCTCTACCAGGCAGCATAGCTCAAAGTTCTCCAGCGACTGTTCAGCACATGGATTGCAACCTACAACTTTGGAGTCTTTGTAGTTTGGTTGTTCGCACATACGGCCATAGTCCTGAGCATTCTTCAGCCAGAAGTAGCCAGGTTCTCCATTGATCGCAGTACGTTTAGCAGCTTCTTCGTAGTCAGTCTTCTCATCACAGATTACACTGTTGTTCGAAGTCCAGCCAAAATCAGCTCTGTGTGGATTGACTTTGTAGTTCTTAAGGTCCAGGTATTCAGCATCGTCTGGCTCTCCAAACATAATTTGAGCACTCCGCCTTACATTTCCAGAGACAACACAAACACCTATGAGGTTCATCATGTCGGCTATGTCTGTAGTAGATAAGGTTTCATGTCTTTTCTTGTCCAGGATCTTCCTGAGCTGTTCGTGGAGTGTCATCAGCGGTCCGGGCCCGGAACTTACTCCCCCGAAGGTCTTGATAGGCTCACCGGCCTGGCGGATCTTTGAGTAGTCGAATAGTATCTTACAGTTATCAGGACTTACATAGGATTCAAGTAGAAGCTTTAAGCTCTCTACCCAACCCTCGCGTGTGTCTGGTATTGTAAAAGTGTCCTCGTGTTTGTTCGAAGTACTCACGTTGAGTTTGCCGGCACCCTTCAGGTCGAATCCAACACCTACACCCAGCATGGACATGTCCATCATGAAAGTGAAAGGCTTAGAGAAGTTCTTATCGATGTCTTTGGTAGACACGAAACCACAATTGTTCATTGCAGCACCTAGACCTTTTTTGATGATGTCTGTCCCACAAGCCCAAAGACCACGTCCTGGTGGAAGGAACTTAAAGGTAAACATCCGTTCGTACATCTCTTGAGCAGATTCCTGAGCCTTAGTAGCGTTCCAGCCGAGTTCCTGGGACAGAATATGGGCTTTCTGAATAGAGTAGATGCCATTGACAACCCTCTCTACTGTCTCAAACCACTGTTCGTTGGTTCCATCTGACTTTAGGCGGCTATAGGTTCTGAAGTAAGTCAGTTCTCCTAGTCCGTTAAAGCCAAAGTTTACCGGCTTTGTGGCGTACTTGTCTACAAAATCTTTCTCTAATTTAAAGTCTGTCATTATGTCAAATTTAGCATGAAATAATAAGAGGAGAGTTAGGATGCCTCCCAACTCTCCTTGTTGTTATGTTGCGTTTTGTCTTAAGCCTATGGCAATTCGCACAAAGTGTCTGTAAGTTTTCTGGAAGATTGTTTTTATGGTTGTTATCTATATGGTCTATATCTAGTTGACAAGAGTCGACAGGTACAAAGCCACAAAGCTCACATACATCTTTCTTATACTTTCTGTAGGGGTACTTACGGTTCCTTACAGCATTAACTCTACTACATCGATCTGAGCAGTAAACTTGAGTGCACCTAGTTTGTAAGAAATCCACATTACAATATGGACAAATCCTAGCTTCTACTGGCTTCTTAATGTAAGACATATCTTCTCAGGGCTTGTTAAAAAATCTTAGTATACGTCGTCAAATGCTGAGGCAGAATACCATTCTGATTCGCCTAAGTCATTCACGATAAGGATACAGTCACCATCTACATCGATGACAGTGTAGTTACGTCCTACGGTTAGTTCGAACACATCCTCATCTTCGTCGTAGTGGTCTGAAGGATCACCATAGAAACAGACAGTGTCTCCGATTGAAAAATCGTCATAGTCATCTGGACTATCATCCTCTTCTTCATGGAAGTTACCAGCAGCTACCTTAGCTGAGTCACCTTGAAGGTTACAGAAGATCTCTCTTACCTCCTTGGCTTCATCTACAAAGGAAACTATCTGATAAGCACACGTTCTGAGTTTAGCCTGACCTTCGTTGCATGCTATGACATCTGCAGGGAAGACCTTACAGAGAACACGAACATTGCCTGAGAAGGAGTAGCTATAAGCGCCTATGTGTAGCCCATATCCACAGGAATGTCTACGAGCCTCCTCATTGAGGCGTACACGTTCGATCTTTACGACATCTCCGATCTGTTGTCTGATAGTGCCTGAGTGCACATCTACCATCATTGGGTTAGACGCAGTCTCTACGAACTCCTTGTACTTCTTAGCTACGCTAGGTAGTACAGCTCCTCCGGTGATTGAAACTACAGTGCCGTTCGCATTGACTGTAAGCTCTTCGAACTCATCAGGAACGTCTATCCGACGGGCTCCTCTTACGAAGTTCAGTTTCTTGTAACCCAGGAATCCGCCATCGTCAGTTATTGGAAGTCTGTTCTCTTCAAGGAAGGCGAACAGCTCCTGCACTGCAACGTAGTGAGGATTCTTAAGACAAGATTCCCAGAACTTAGCAAGCGCATCTACCGGAAGACCGTTATCCAGGAATTCAATGATGCGGTCACTTAGTTGATTCGGAATAGGCACGGTACTACCTACGACGTAAAGCACCTTACCATCCGGACTAAGCTCGAAGCGATTGTCAGAGGCAAGAACAGAACGTCTGATAGGAGACAGGTAGATTTCCAATTCGTCAAGGTCGAATTGATTCTGGGGGCTTTTCTTGTAGCGCTCCAGAGCGAGCATCACTTCCTTTTTGTGCTCTTTTGACTTGATCTGCACAGTACGATAGTTACCGTTAAGTACGATGTTGATCGTCTCCTCGGTAGCTATGTATGCACATTTGTCTACTTTGTTTATCATTTTGCTTAGTTTTGTACTGTTAAAAATTGTTGTAACTCTTGGAAAGGTACTACATCCTCTACGTTGTTATACTCGACGACGAGTTCTGGTTGAAGTCTTACCAGCGGACTATCCGGCGTGTGACCATCGACATCCTTACCTTTAAGGATCAGGTAATCAATGATTGAGGCCTGGCTCTGGTGTACCCAGTTCTTGATGTAAGCTACGCTTGATCCTTCTGTTCGCCCAGTATTCTGGCCATAGTTGTTCTGGTAACGGTGCTCGCTGGAGTGAAAAGCAAAGTTAACAGATTTCAGCAATTCTACACCATCAAGGTACTCCTGAATTTGTACCCAGTCTGATTCAAACTCATTGTTGACATTTGTCAGATTTCTGGTTAAAATTCTGTTCTCAAGTTGAGCAGACTGGCAGTTCTTTTTCACTGTATACTGCTCTACAAAAGTGTGCATTGCCTTGTACTTGTTACACAGATCACCATTGATTGAGCCGAAGTAGTCTAGTGTATGATACAAGTGTAGGTAAGGTTTAATCTTGATAGCAGTGGTAATAGACGCGAAGGTCTCATTGAAAGGTGTCTGCAAGCTTAGAACCTCTTCTACGTGATAGGCATTAGGCATAGCAAAGAATTGCTTCTCGTAGTTTTGCCCTATCTTAAGAATTGTGATTGGCTTGGTGTGTCCACCGGTATTCAGGTGTTTAGTAAACCTATTCCAGTTCTCGTAGGAGTAGCTAAGCGTCGCAGCTATTTCGCACATCTTTTTATGCTCCTCTTGGAATCCATAGATGATGGTGTGGTTCTTCATATCTTCAAACTTAGCCTCAAACATATTGTAGATGAAGCTAGCCTCCAGATCCTGATACATGTCGTAGTTAGGCCTCATTCTTTTAGCAGTGAACTTGCCTTGAAGCTTTCTGTTCTTAACCATTTCCCGATACTGTCTGGCACGTTCGTCTTCCATTCCCTGAGGAGCGTCGTAAGGAACGTCGATAGCATCAAAGTCCGGAAGAGTGATTGCCCACTTCTTTGTAGCCTCATAGTACGGCCTCAAGTGCGCATCTGCGGTATCCGGTTCTCCCAGCTCACTGATAGCCAGGAAGCCATCCTTATGCGTTCGGAATAGGAATAGACAGGCTCCGGCGTTGAGGTTACGATCCAGGCGGTAGATAGGTAGATTTGCAAAGTCCTGATCCATTGGTTTGGCTACGTTATAATCAGGTTCTTCACCTGATCTGGTTCTCCAGCTATGCGTCACGTGTGGTGTAACTTTCCTGATGTTATGCCCGGCAAACCATTCAGTGAATCTCGACACGATTGGAAGGCGAACTCCATCGTAGATCATCTCCCCCTTTCCCTTAACCTGAGCAAATTCCCACTGGTTTGTAAAAGATTCAGTAGAAGAGTTAGCTACATAGCCAAACCACTTACCGTAGTCCTTAGTGTTCCCCAGCTCGATCTGAATCCTGTTACGTACACTCTTACGAGCTTGGGCTATCTTTTCAAGTACTTTCTTCTTGGTAGATTCGTTCCAGAAGAGGCTTTCTCGGCTCATGGTTGGCTGAAGTTCTCCTATACCAAACTTAAGTCCTAACCCACAGGTAGCATACCCGTTGTTATACCAGTCTGTCTGATGAATACCAAGCGCCTCAGGATCAATCTCATAGGCGACATTACCTAGTACGACGTGTAACTCCTGCATTGGTGGTACGGCTTTCAGTATGCAGACATTGTCTTCGAACTTGATCTCTAGGTCTGGCTGTGTGAAACCTTTGTAGCGAATGTTCTTGAAGTAGGCTAGTTGGGTGTTTACAGCATTCTGGAACAGTGGGTAGTCCCTCTGTTCGTTCTTGATAGGGATGATGATCTCGGTCTGATTCTCTTCTTTGGTAGGTTCTTGGGTAAGCAAAGAAATAGCTCCTAGCTGAGATGCATCGATATAGCATAAGTACCTGTACTTGATGCCATTGTAGATGGTCTGTACTGAGAAGCTGTCTGTGTAGGCGAAAGGCACTTTAGATCCTAAGCCAAATCCGCCTATCGATGAATTGTCTTCCCTCTTAGTAGAGGATAGATAGTTGCCATAGACGGTCTTCATGCGCTCAGGGCTTAGGCCTATACCAAAGTCTCTGATAACCAGTTCACAATCCTGTCCAAGAAGCTTGCTTGATGGAATCCAATCCACTTCTCCTAAAGCATCGGGCTTACCGGCTTCTGTGTGGGAGTCAACGACGTTAGAGACTAGCTCTCGCATTATTGATCCCGGCAAATCTGAATAGAGATTTGTTCTGAGTAGTTGGAAAAGGAGTGGTAGATTTGATGCATCTACTCCATACTGCATAGTCTCGAACTCTTGGCTTTTAGTTACGTCTCTTTTGTCTGTTGATAGTTTCATTGTTGCTTGTATTTTTCGATTAGAGGTTTGAGTTTGTTCTGTGTAGCCAGATCGAGATCCTGCAGCTGAACACGAACGAGTCTTGCGGTATGATTGTAAGCAATGCCCTTAGTGTAGTTTCCGTAGTAAGGGAAAACCGCCTGGCAATTGCCTGATTTACTATGACCTTTAAAGACTCCTATCTCCTGCTTAGTACCACTAGCCATCGCAACGACGTCTCCTGGTTGCAGGTGAGCTGCATAGATTTGGGCTATAGGCCCGGTTAATGTTTGTGTGCTCATGGGTTTCTTGCTTTTAAAAGTTGATAACCCTCTAGTTCCAGGGGGTTGAGTGCCGATACATCCATTCTGACTACTCTTCTGGCCATTACACCGTTGGTGTAGTCTTTTTTTAACTTACGTCCGGCTTTAAGCTGCTCAGGTAGCCAGGTGTACAATATGTAGAAATGCATATTACCGCCTTTACCATAGCCTAGGAAGTAGGCAGGCCAGATCTGGTTACCGTAGGCAATGCCTATAAGGTCTCCAGGCTGTAAGTTACTGATGTATTCCAGGTTGCTCCGTGATTGTTGGGTTGCTACGCTCATTTCTTATTTTTTACGTGATACCAAAGAATGCCTAAGCCCGCCTCAGTTACCATACCCATCCACGCCAGACAGAACCAAACTTTGGTTACAGGCTGGGATTTAAAGTAAGGCTTAAGGATCCAGGTTAGATGTATGTCGATCGCTAGTACGATCAGAAGTGCTAGAATGGTACTTTTATGTCTACTAAGTATTTGTCCCATAGAATTTCAGTTTGATTTTGATGTCTTAAAATGTCGTTGATTCGGGAGAAGACATTCTCATGTCTCCAGTCCCTGGATTCATAGGCACTGGCTGCCGGATGTTCAAGTTCTATGAGAGTGTGTTTGGTCTGGTCTACTTGCTGGAGAGCCTTGCAAGCTGGAACTCCAAAGCCTACAAAGATCAGACCTTCTTTTTCTTTGTTCAAGGTATCGATCAGGAACTTAGTAAAAGGTTCCCAGACCTTAGTGTGATAGGCTGCAGTACCAAGGATAGTTGTTAAGGCAATATTGGCCAGAAGGATACCTTGATGAGCCAGGAAGTCTAGCTCTAAGTACCTCATCATATCGAGGTTCATTCCTTGCCAGAGATCCGCCTCGATACCCTTATACACTTTGAACAGGCTAGGTGGTGTATTGTGCTTCTGGGCTGTGCTGAATGCCAGTCCGTCTGCTACTATCTGCTTGGTATAACCGTCTAGTGTGTGGTATGGACAAAGCCCTATGAACACGACCTTAAGATCTTTGTACTCACAAGCTGTGAATGCGCGGAACCACTTGTCGGGTATCGGGACAACCTTTTCCATATCCGGCTTAATTGCATTCTTGAGAGCAACCCATTCGGGGCCCTCAAAAAACGGATATAAGCACTTCCAGTCTCTTAGCTGATTCGCTAAAGCTGGTTTGATGGGATTCTTGACTTCCACATCGAGTCGTAGTTGGTCACTCATCGTCTTTTACTTTGCTTATGTGTGTAAATAAGGTTTCGTCTTCAAAGGTTTTGGGAGTCTCAAAGTCCGCTTCAGTGTAGTTGAACTCCAGGAAGGTGATCAATGAGCCTAAAGCCTTGGTGATCTCCTCTTTAGACCCACTACCGGTTATCTTTATTTGGATCATACGGTCTTGTTTTGTGATTTTCGAAAAACAGCTCTTCGCGAATCTTCATAAGTAGTTTGCCAAGCTTGTTCTGGCCGAGGTCTTTGCAGACACCCCAGTAGGTATCATTCCAGTAGTTAGTCTCTTCCAGGTACTTATCTCCTGTATCCAAAAGGGCCTGCCCTAGTTCAGGATGCTTGGTAAATTTGTAGATCAGAATCCTGTACATAATGTCATCCTTGACCTGCTCCCAGTCTGAACGTAGGCTTACTAGCCTGCCCATGATCTTAGAGTCGCCTGGAGTAACCTTAGTGAAAGTTTTACGCTGTTCCTCATCCAGTGTTTTAGCCGCCTGATAAGCAGCCTCGCTAGAAGGATAAGTCAAACCTTCAAACTCGATAGTAGCCGAGTGAAAGTTCGAAAGCCAGCGGTAGTCTCCAAAGAAGCCACGTATCTGGGTTTCATCTACGACCATAATGGCTCGTATTTTATCGTTTAGTTCCATAACCAATCTTTTTGTTTATCTCTTTGAGTAATATTTTTGAGCCTTCGTCCCAGCCAAAGTGTTTGATCACATCGGAAGGGTCTTTGACTTTGTGCTCTTCGTAGAGCTTGTTTGGTACATTGATCCATTTGTACCCGCGATAGTTAAGCTTTCTGTTTGCAGCTTTACCAGGTTCGTCTGAATCAAACCAGCAGAACTTACCTGCTGGATACATCTTATCGAACTTAGCATCCATCTCTTTAGGGATAGCTGTTTCCGCCTCATTCTGTGTAGAACAGACATTAGGATAGAGCTTACTAAGAATGATCCGATCTTTCCGGCTTTTGGTAATGATCACTGGTTCATAAAGGCTAGGGATGAGTCTCTCTACGCCTTCCATCTGGAAAGCTGATACGTTCCCAAACCATTTCCACTCCTTTTCGTTAGGACTGTAGATCTTTAGCTTATCTACTTCAGGGAAATAGTAAGCAAAGTGTAGTCCAGCGCCCAGGAAAAATTGTTTCTTGCTCACCCAGAGAGCCCTGATCGCGTAGATGTTATTCTCCTTCAGATCCGGTGGATAGATGCAGTATTGCTGCCAATAGGCCAGCTCCTGCTCATCCATTCGTCTGGGGTCGAATTGTATGATGTACTCCTGTTGCTGGAATTCTTCCTTGAACTTCCGGGCCTCAGCGAGTTGTTTCTTGTTTACAGTGCATGTCCCTTTGACCAGTCCAAAATCACAAGCTACTTTGTAGACAGCTTCTTTCCAGGTCAGTCCAAACATCCTTGCTACGAGTTTAAAGCAATCTCCGGCCTCTCCTGTTGTCCAATCCTTATACATAAGTTTGAGCCACGTAGGACTCAGAATGATTTTAAAGCTTGGATTACGATCTACTCTTAGCGGGGACTTCATGGCCTTACCTAGTTTGAACTCTCCTATGTAGTGCCTTAGGATAAGAACGTCATCTACCTGGCTTAGGACATACTCAGCAGTTAAAGGCGTGGCTACCTCATAGGCGCTCATGTCAAATGTGTCTTCCATGGTGATAAATTAAAAGGGCTACCCATTGCTGAGTAGCCCCTAAGTCGGGAAAAAGGAAACTTTATAGGTCGTCTAGTGCGGAAGGAGACGATACTGCGCCATTGCCGGCAGGAGCACCTTCTGTCTTCTTGGTTTGCACTGCGAACTTGTACTCTTGCTCAGAAAAGTCTGCCTCACTTGGATAAGTGTGCAGGCTACCTTGCTTGTCTGTGTAGTACAGGAATCCAGAGTAGGTCAGCTTAGTGAAGATTTTTCCTTCTTCATTCTTCTCTCCACCGATCTTGAATATTCTGGTGATACCAGTACAAGTAGTGTTAAGGAAGTCGCAGAGCTCCTGAGGATTAGGGATAGTGTACTTAGTACCATCTTTAGTGTACTCAAACTTGCTTGGTTGGATAGTGATCTTCTCGTTGCCGGTCAGACCTTTGTAGAGCTCCTGAAGACGTACAATAGAGCTCATCACTTTGTCTTTATTCAGCTTTCCGCTGATGTAAAGACGCTCAGTGAACTCTACAGGATCGCCTGATGCTCCAGTACCTGTTGCCTTCATCAGGATAAGCGGAGTCTTACCAGCTTCAGCCGGAGTGTACTCAAACTTGTTGACGGTTAGCTTGCGATAGCCGGGCGTTAGGAATTCTCTCTCTTTGTTCTCTGGGGCAGCTGTGCCACCCATGTCGAATGCGTCGTTAGCCATGTTACTTTAGATTATTGTGTTTAATTGTTAACCGGGAATTACTTAGACTGCTGCGTTTACTGGTTTAGCTGTTGCTTTAGCTACTTTGTCTGCGTCTACCAGATGGATAGTGTAAGACTTAGCTGGTTCAGGTTTTACTTCACCATCTCTGCGTACAGAGATACCGTAGTCCATCAGAACCTTCTTCATGTCTGACCAGTCAATGTCGTAGAGCTCAGCGAGTTCTGCGATTGACTTTTCATCCACTTCATAGGCGATTCTTACGTCTCTCCATTTGATAGATACTTCTCTTTTCTGTCTGCCAACTACTGCTGGACTTTCGTGTGTCTGTGACATTGTATTTAAAATTTAACTTGCAAATGTGACGATCTTTTCAAGGATAAGATTTACGTCGTTGGGAACCTTTACTGTGTCCGGACCAAAGATGGCTGGTGGACACTTGGCCGGAGTTCCCTCCTTAGCTAGGAAGTAAGAGTACTCAGGCCTTTCATTGACGAACTTACTCTCTCCAAAAAGGACAATGGTAAATTCTTTTTCACACACACCTTCCCACTCTTTCATTTGTGTTAGCTACATGTCACCATGTAGATCAGACTATATCTTTATACTTAAAGAGATATTTTCTTGGTTTTCTAGTTAATGTTTTATGTAATTGACGAGAGATAGATGACACATGCATTCCTAATTGCAATGCTGCTTCTGATATGGATGGAAACTCGACAGACTCATTTGTCACAATGTTGGTAGCTATTACTGGTATAGAGAATTTTTCTCTCATAATAGTAGTAAACTTTTCTAGCCTCTCTGTTGAAAAGGGTTTTCCCCTCCAAAAATTTCCTATCTTTTCTTTAGCTGACTCTGGCATAGTAGCGCCTAATCTCGATGGAAGAGTTAACATGTTATAACCTACTTCTCTATCACTACATTTTAGTTTTTTTATAAGTTCCATTTCTCTAGTGATTAGAGACTCTTTAGTACATCTTTCTAAGACCTCAAACTTGAAATTATCTTCTCCATATTTATTCCATGCTGCTTGTAAGTGTGGATTTTTATGGATATTTTGTCTTAGTCTCGATACATGAGTCCCAATGCGCTTATCGTAGTAAGATGCAGAACCTATATAAAACTTCTCATTAACTAGATTTGTAATCTTATAGACTACAAACCTTTCTCTTAAATATACTGGCTGTTTCCCAGGATTTCTCCCAGTACTCCCTTTCGGGATAGTCGTTGAACCTTCCCCATTTGACAGGGGCTTGGATGCTGATTGTCTCATAATATGATGTTTTTGAACGTTCACATTTAATATTTCTATTTCTGTTGTAGTCACCATACCTTCGAGATATTCCAGCAGTTAAACCAGTGAGGGCAAAAGTTTACCCTTAACCTTAGTTCTCTTTTCAGGAGAACCCTCGATACCAAGCGTTTCGTAGTGGGCTGTGATGAAAACTTCTTTCTTGATCTTCTTAACCATCTCAAAGAAGAAAGCAAGTTGCTTGTTGTAGTAGTTCCAAACATCCCATCCTTCGTAGTTGGCTCTCGCCTCTGCAAGGAGAATGTCTGTGAACGCTGAGAAAGAGTCAATGCCTATAGCCGTAATCTCCGGGTTCTTAGCAAACTCAATAGTCATGTCTATCACCTCTTTCGTGGTGGTAGGGCGGGCATGATACTTGAATTCGTTTTTGAATGGGAGAGGCTTGTTCTCGATGTTTACCATCGCGAATGTGGTAGGATCCACATTCCGGAATGAGTAGGTCTTACCCTTTCCTGATTGAGCCAGAAGAAGTACCTTGTAGAACTCCCTCTTTGCTTGGACTTTGTCCGCTGTTTTTGCTACTTTAGCTGTTTCTGACATTGTATTGAATTAAAAGTCAAAGATAAAAAATAGTAAGGAGAAAACCAAGCATTTCTACTACTATTTTGTGTTAAATCGGCGAACAATCTAACCTTTGACAATCTTTCCTAACTGTCTCAGTTTCAGCTAATTACTAGATCTGATCGTACAGCTTACGATCGATGTATTCCTGGAACTTAGATAGCTTGTAATCTACCCTTGCCTGGATCTTATCTGTCGGGAACATCTTTTCCAAAATAGCTAAGCGAATCTTCACATCGCCTATCTCATCAATGATCTCCTGTTCGTCTACTTTCGTAGGCTTTAAGAGATACTGATTAAGGACCAAGCCAAGCTCCTGCATCTCTTCAGATGCTTTGTGGAGGTTGTACTTGGTCCCATTATTCAGGAAAAGATGTTCAATGATTTCGTCTTGCGTCATGCTCCTACGCGGTAGCTTTTCTTGCCAATCTGCAGAGCCTTTAGTGTTTGCAGATTAACGTTACGAATTGCATTTTTACCTTGGCGAAGTAGAACCGCCTCTTTCACCTTGATATAACCAAGACGATCAGGTACCTGATTAGCCATGAGCTTACAGTTCATAGTCCTCTCAGTCTGGTCTTTCTTGATAAACACTGCAGTAAAGTAGTGGCCTTTGTTGTTCTCCATCAGCTCAAGGGCTTTAGCGTGAGAGATACGGATAGGCGCCTTAGCCGGAACAGGCTTCAGGTTGATTGGTGCAGATGCAGCAGTCACAGGTGCAGATATAGGTAGAGGATGCTTCCTAGGACGCCCTCTTCCTCTCTTTACCGAGGTTACTGGCTCAACTACAGGAGCAGGTGCTGCAGATACCGGGTTCTTCCTTGGACGACTGCGTCCTCTTTTCACCTCAGTTACAGGGGCCTGCACAGGTATTGGAGCTGCTGCTACCAAAGTCTGGCCAGTCATAACTTGGTGTTTACGAGGTCTTCCGCGTCCTCTCCTTGGAGTCGCCGGCTCAGTTGCTGTTTGTAGGACAGCCTCCTTTTGAATAGTTGCCATGTTTAATATTTAAAAAAGTTAGTCTTCAGTTTCTTCTTCTAGCTCGTGCTGAGCCATTGTTGTTTGTCCATCAAAGATCACCACAGTGACGTCACAGTCTACTAGGTGAGTCTTGATAAGCGCCTGGACTTGTTTCCAATCTCCCCCGGCCAGTCCGCAGCCAATTTGGGGTAGGCCTATCTTCTTGCCTTTAAAAAGATGGTTAATCTTAATAAGGCAAAGAGTTAAGGCTGGGTAGTTAAGCGGTATGCTTATTCCATCTGAGTGGTTGCGACCAAATCCGTATTGGGTATAGGCGTTGACCACATAGAGATTAGGTAGCTGCTCGGGCATAGGAGATTGAACTTCTCCATCCACAACCATCTTTCCTTCAAAGTCGATCTGGCCTAGCTTAAGAATAGATCCTTTGTACTTGGTATTCTCCAGCCTGAACCGGTCACAACCAAAGTTCTCCGCCATGATAGGCGCTATGCCTGCACCCATAGTACAAAAACAGTTCGCTCCGTGTGCAATGACATCGAATTCTCCTTGAAGTGCAAGGTCAATTAAGTCACCTTCCACTTCCTTGTATGTTCCCATATCTTTTCTATTTTGTTAATGAAATAATCCAAGGTTAGATCAAAGGTTACCATGGTCGTCAGTTTGTAGAGATTTAGGAACCTCGTCCTTATGGACAGTCTTCTTAAATCCAATGTTAGCGGCAGTATGCCAAATAATGATTCCTTCAGGTTTCTCAAAGCCTGGTGAAGCAACACTTCCGTTATGGGCTAGATCTCGTAAAACTTCATCTATTTTGGTTGTATCAAAAGGACCAGTGTACAGTATAGGTACTACATGGCAGCACTTAGGACGTGCTTCCGGATCAGTCCATCTGGATACATTGAACAGAGAAAATCTCTTCTCTCCATTAACAAGCCCATAGCTTTTCTGAATACCACTTCCCCACCACTCACCAAAGTGATGGCCAGGGCCTAGTTTCATTAGATCCTCTTTATTTTCGTGAGCCCATTTAGCGAAGTTATAATGATCATCCTCAAGGGATAGCCACCTAGACCTAGAACCACAGAGAAAGGTTCCATCTTCTCCTATGAAGATAGAGGCATTAGTACCATCAATCTTCTCAGTAATGATCATAGGTCTAGAAAGCCTAGCCATCTTTGGGAAGTCTTTAAATTCTGGTATCATAGTTTATTTCTTTAAAAGTTCTTTACTTAATTCATCAAGCTCATTACACTTTTCAATGTATTTTATGAAATCTTGACATCTTTCCCTCTTTTCAATAAGATGCGGTTCAATATTACGAAGGAGTGGTAACATATCTCGTGTAGACATTTTCCACTCATAGGTCTGACGGTGATTATCCTTATCCTTGATAGGTCTCGTAGTTACATGTCCTCCAAACTGAGTCATATAATCTATCATAGGCTTATACCTCTGCTCTAACCCAAATGAAAATCGGTTAAGAATAGAGTGGGTATCGAACTTACCAGAGTTAAACATAGTAAACCAGCCATCCCCATCAACAACTCCTGCTATGTACTCATAGTCAGGTTTGCCTATAATAGGATGGTCAAAGGTATCCTTAGCTAACATGTAGTCTTGGTAGCACTCATCTTTAGGTTTAGCTTTTCCAAGCAGATAGTCCACCTGTAAAAGTTGAATCCTTTTCTCATTTAAGTAGGGAAGAATATCTGCGATAAAGGTAGTAGATTTTAGTTCTTTTACTCCTAAGGAAACCCAGTGGGCTAACTTTCTATCCTTACCCCTATCTACAGATTTAGTCTTCACTCCGTAGGCCCTACCGAACATATCTACAATGCGTTTATCACACATATAGATTCGTACTTCTGGGGTATAGGAGAATTGATTGGTATGCCTTATTCTAACATACCCTTCGGCATCAAAGATACCTGCCATGTACTTTTTCATAGTTTTATATTTAGAATACAAAGCTACATAAAATAAATGACAATTCCAAACCTCCCAGTTATTTATCGCCCTTTGTTCGATCCTCTCTTATTCCTACCATCACGGGAAATCTAGGTATTTCGTCCTCTGTCCACTCAAAGAAGCGGAGCTCAGCTACTTTACCTATATAGTTCTGCTTGTTACGTAGGATCTCCTCCCGTTCAGCGTGTGAAAATTTCATACCGGCTCTAAACTCCTTTCCGTTATAATCAAAGACCGGGACTGCCCACTCAGGCCGCTGGTTAGCTGGTTCAATGTCCTTGATTTCCAGGGCTAAGTCCAGAAAGTCTTTATATTTAAGTAAGTTAGAGCTACGGCCGGCTACTTTGTATGGAGCATCTCCCCATCTGAGGATTGTACCTTCATATCCCTCACCAAGAAACTTAGCATGAGCTACTTTTAGTTCCTTCTCATTGTGTACCTGAATAGTAGGTACCAACTCTATTTCGAGTGTACCTGCAAGTCTTTCAGTCTCAATGATATGCTTAAGATATTTATACCGCTCAGAGAAGGGCTTATCTGATACTACGTCATAGACATGGTACTTAACAGCCTCACTTTCGCCTGGGCGATGCTTCTTGATTAGTCTCATATTCTCCTGAAAGGTTTTTCCATGAGCATAGAGTTCCCCATCGAGATGTAAAGGAATAGCCTTTACTATATCAATAAGGTGAGGAACTGTATCGATAATAGTCCCCTCTCTGGAGATAAGACTTTGATCTCCTAGAGCACGCATCCCATCCAACTTAGGCTGAACATAGGCATTTTTCCAGTCTACTTTCTTAGATTCATCCTTATAGGATTTTGCTAACATGGGTAAGATCACAGCACCACCCTCTGCTTCAGCTAAAGTTTGGAAGTACTCCCCTTTAAGTTTTTCTGCTATTAGGGATTCCATTTCACTTAGCGCCTGATTTTCAGGTGTAGTTTCATTTGATCGGCCTACATTTTTTGCTTTGCATGTTTTCTCATGTGTTACTGGCTTATCAGTTCCTAATACACCACTTTCCTGATAGAGGATTGCTCCATCTGTCCAGGTTTTAATATATCGGATCTTGCCAGTTGTATCTTTCTTATAAATTGTTGTCATTATCTTCTTCCTTTTTCATCCGGGTAAAGATCCTGTACAGGATCTGATTGATAAAATTCTTTTGTGTCTACATCCATTAAGGTAAGACGTCCTACATAACCAGCTCCTGTATCTAGATTCCAAACAGGCCCAGCATTCATAGGCTGATCTGTATGCCACATCATTGTCGTTGTATGCCCTATAAAGATCTGCTTGATGGCTGGATCTTTGATCTTAAAGACTAGCTTGTTTCCATCCATAAACTCGTCTTCCTCTAACCCATTTACTAGGCCATTCATCAAAGCCTTATAAGATAGAGCTGTGTGCCAAAGGTCTCTGTCCCAATAGAAATTGGATTTGTCTTTTTCGTCCTTTAGCAGCTTATGCCGGTCAAAGCCTCCATGAATGAAGAGGTTACCCTTATCATCCAGGTAGTATAGATGCTGATACTTTAAGAACTTGAGGTGATCATCAGGCACGATGATATGTACTTCTCCAAAGTTTTCTCCTTCATGGCAGTGATTAGCATAGGAATTCATACTCGCTCTTCCTCCTTGTGTAGCACCTGGATGTATACCAGTAGTCAGACCTTCCAGCAGCCAATCATCATGATTGCCTTTGATAAAGATCATATTGTACTTAGCTTCCTTCTCCATCTTTATGAGAAGATCGACGCATTCATACACCTCTGACCAACCATCAGCAACATCACCTAACTGCACTATCGTGTCC